GCGGGACGGTCGAGCCGCTCACACGCAACGCTTCGTCAACAGCTTTTCCCCAGCCCGGCTCGTCACCGTGCCGGCGCCAGCGCTGATCGGGGCGGGGCGGCACGACGCCCGTAGGCTCGGGGGTACCGTCGTCGCCGCCGTCCGCGAGCCATTGTTGCGTCACCTTGACGCGTGCCCCCTTCGGTCGGAGCCCATTCAGCGCTTCGACGAGCGCGCTGAAAGTGTCGGCGTAGCCCTGTTTTCTCGAGCCCCGCACGAGCTTTGAAAGGAAGGCGTTCGGCAACCCGTACCTATCTTCGATCGACTTGAACGACGGGGGGGCGCCGGTTTCGTCGCGTTCCAGGCAGTGGATCGCGAACCAAAGTCGATCGGAAAGCTCGGGTAGGTAGGGCATGCGCGCCGACTCAATGTAGCCAAACGGCAAAGCGTGGCAAGGATCAGCTTCGCCGGCCGGGGTTTCAGTGATGGCAACGTTTTGCCAGTTGCCTACGCTTTGCCAGCTTTGGTATAGCCCGATCTCATGAAACGAATTATTCGAGTTCCCGGCCGCCCGACCCGCGCTAGCCGAATGCTCCACCGTTGCCTCGAGATCGAGAGCAAGGTCGGAACGGCGCTCCGAAACAAGTTCACGCCGAGCCAGTTGACCCGCTGGAAGTACGGGCAGAAGGCGCCGCCGACGATCGCTCAAGCGCTGGTGATCCAGAAGATCACCGCCGAGCTCGGGCCCGATGGCGCGATCGAGCTGTCCTATTGGGCTCCGAAAAGCGTCGCCACGTGGTGCGAAAAGGGCGACGTCGCGCAACCGTTCACGGAAGCGCTTCGGATCGCCGTGCATCATTACACCCCGTCGCGACTGCGTTCCTCCGAACCGCGCGCGGCGGTGGGTGCATGATCGGCTGCGTCGTCTTTCTGCTTTCGATCATCATCGCCATCTTCGACGAGCTCGACCACCGCGCCGCGCTTCGGTGTGAGCTTCGGGGGGAGCGCCGGCGATGAGCGAGGCGACGGACCGGATCGCCTACTCGAAGATGTGGGCGAACGTTCTCGGCTCGCACCGTGTCGCGCAATGCACGTGCGGCCGGTGCGGGCTCGGGTCGAAGCTACCCGCGCTCGAGCGCGAAGGCTGGACGTGGCGGCTCGTCGCCGGCGCGTTGAGCTGGCGTTGCCCTGATTGCAAGTGGGAGCCGCAACGAGGGGGGCCAGGTGGCGGGCCCGCCGACTGTGAACCGCGGACGCGCGGGGAGTCGGAGCCGCCTGGTCTCCCTCTTTGCGACTCGCAAGGTGGCACATGACGATCGCCGACGTGCTCGAAGGGCGCGCGCGCTGGACGCTTGAGCTCGGCGATTGCCTCGACGTCATGCGCGCGTTGCCCGACCGTTCGATCGATCACGTCGTCACTGACCCGCCGTACGAAGCCGAGGCACACAGGCTGTCGCGTCGTTCGCAACGTGGCGGCGGTGACCGAACGAAGGGCGCCGGCTTCGTCGCCTTCCCGATCGACTTCGAGGCAATGGATCCCGCGACGCGATGGATGACGGCGAAACACTTCGGCCGCCTCACGAAGCGTTGGACGCTGATCTTCTGTCAGCTCGAGGGTGTTCGGCGATGGCGAAAGCCGTGCAAGTGGTACGGGCTCGAGCACCGCCGACCGCTGATCTGGGTGAAGCCGGACGGCGCACCACAGTTCACGGGCGATCGTCCGGGCACCGGTTACGAGTGCATTGAAGCCATGCACGCGCGCGGGCGCTCGACGTGGAACGGCGGCGGACGACGCGGCGTCTTTACCTACAACTGCAATTCTCAGACGCGGCACCCCGACGAGGATCACCAGACACCTAAGCCGCTCGACCTCATGCTCGAGCTCGTCGAGCTGTTCACCGATCCCGACGACATCATCCTCGACCCCTACGCGGGCTCGGCGACGACGCTCGTCGCTGCGCTGAGGCTCGGTCGACGGGCGATCGGCATTGAACGCGAACCGAAGTACCACGCGCTCGGCGTCGAGCGGCTCATGGCCGAGGTGAGCGGCTCGTCGCTGCGAGCTGCTCGAGCTGGGCAAGGCGCGCTCTTCGCCGCGGAGGGTATCCGATGAGATGGCAGGACGAGCGCTACGTGCGCTTCTACACGCGCAACACTCCGGAGTGGTGCGTGCTCCCTTGGCAGGCTCGCGGGCTGATGGGGCTGCTACTTCGCGAGGTCGACCGGGCCGGCATTCTCGAGCTCGGCAAGCTCGGCCTTCGCGCCGTCGCCGTCGCCGTCCGCGCCCCTTGGGAGGAGGTCGAGGCGCCCCTCGGGAAGCTGCTCGAGGACGGGATGGTCGTCTACCGCGAGGACCTCCGACTGCTCGTGATCCCGAACTTCGTCGAGGCTCAGGAAGCCAACCAGAGCGACAAGGCTCGCAAGCGGACGGAACGCGAGCGGGCTCGTGACCTCGCACGGGCAAAGTCACTCGGCGTGACAGCGGCGTCCCAAAGCGTGACAGCACCGTCCGATATTCCGGAGTCGCGTGACCAGAAGTCACATCCGGTCACAAGCAGTCACTCTGTGCTGTGCCGTGCTGTGCCTAGCCGTGCTGAGCTGGACACCGGACAGCCCGTCCAGCCCGAGTCTGGCTATGACCTCGCGTGGCGTGTCTGGCGTGAGCTTTGGGCAGCGAGGTACGGCGAGCCGTTTCAGCGCACCGTCGACTCCGGACCGAAGGGGGACGATCGCACCCTGCAACGCGTCGGCGCTCTCGCGCTCGAGCACGGCGATCGCGCTGAGGCTGTCTTGCGTCTCAAGCTCGAGCAGTACTTCGCGAACGATAAGCCGTGGCTCGTTCGCAATCGCCATCCGACGCGCACGTTCGAGACCGATTGGAATCAGTACGGCAACGCCCCGCCCGCCGAGCAGCTCGCCACCGATGACAACGACGACGACGAGCATGAGCCAACCAACGGCGCGCTGACGCCCGAGCAGATCACGCAACGGCACCGGCTGCTCGACGAAGCGCAAGCGAAGAGCAAGGCCGCGCGCGCCGACCGTGCACGCATCTCCGCCGAGCTCGAGCGAAACCTCAAGTCGATCGGGGCTAAATCATGACAGCGCTCGCGGCGGTGGAACGAGCCTCACGAGTGCCGCCCCACGATCTCGCGAGCGAGTCGCACCTGATCGCCGCGGTGATCGAAGTGCCGGCAAACCTCGCCCTCGTCGCGAGCCGGCTCGAGCCGCGACACTTCTACGCGGAAGGGCATCGACGGATCTTCGAAGCTGTCGCCGAGCTCTCGAAGAGCGGGCGCACCGTCGACTATCTGTCTGTTGGCAATTGGCTGCGCGACGAGGGGCGCTTGGCTCAGGTCGGCGGCGTCGCCTACCTCAACGACCTTTGCTTCCAGGCCGCGCTCGGCAACGTCGAAGAGCTCGCCGACCGGATCGTCAGCCTCGCTCGAGCGCGCGACATGATCGCGACCGCGCAGAAGATCGCCGCCGAGGGCTACATCGTGACGGCCGACGGCGCGCAAGACTACCTCGACGCTTCAGAGCGGCAGGTGTTCGAGCTTGCGCAACGCGATGAGCGCGTCGAGGTCGCGCCGATGTCCGTCGTCTCGACCGAGGCTTACCATCGCATGCTCGCCGCCGAGTCGCGCGACGGCCAGGTCGAGCTACCGACGGGGCTCACGAGGCTCGACGAGAAGATAGCGGGCCTCGGCCGCGGCCGCGTCACCGCGTTCGCCGGCCGGCCGGGCATGGGCAAGACGGCGATCGTCACGGGCATCGCGCTCAGTGTCGCGGGGTGCGGCGAAACCGTTCTGATCTTCTCGCTCGAGATGCCGCGTTGGCAATTGGCTATCCGCATGGCGAGCTCGCGCGCGGGGGTAAGCACGTATTGCGCGCTCAACGGTTGGCTGAAAGATCAGGAGCGGGCGCTGCTCTTGCGCGCTCAGGGCGAGATCAAAGACCTGCCGATCTGGATCGATGAGACGCCGTCGGCGACGCTCGCCCAAATGCGCTCGAAGGCGCGGCTCGTCGAAGCGAAGACGGGTCGCCGGCTCGGCGCTGTCGTCGTCGATTATCTCCAGCTCATGCGCGCGCCGCGTGGTCGCAACGTAAGCCGCGACGAGCAGCTTTCGGAGATCACCGCTGGGCTCAAGGCGCTGTCGAAAGAGCTCGATTGCGCCGTTGTAGATCTCTCGCAGTTGAACCGCGAAGTCGAGAAGCGCCCGAACAAGCGCCCCATGCTGTCGGACCTTCGCGAGTCGGGCGGCATCGAGCAAGACGCCGACGATGTGATCTTTCTCTACCGGCCCGAGTATTACCTCAAGGGCAAAACCCCCGATCGCGACAAGGGCGTCGCTGAGCTCATTGTCGCCAAGCAACGCAACGGACCGCCGGGCAAGGTGCGTGTCGCCTTCGATGCGCGGTCGATCACTTTTTACGATCTGAGTGCAACCAAGCCGGACGAAGACGACGACGACAACGACGACGATTGAAAGGAGCCAACCCCATGAGCAAGACGACGAACGCAGCGTCACTCTACGAAACCGAAGAGCGCGAGATGACCGAGGCCGATCGAATCAAGATCGGCGCCGAGCTCGCATCCGTCGACCGACAGATCATTGAGAAGAAGGAAGAAAAGAAGAACGTCAATCGCGCCTATCGCGTGGCACTGAACAAGCTCGAGGAGAGGTCGAACGTGCTTTCGAAGCAATTGCAAGACGGCGTCACCGAAGACTCGTTCGAAGTGATCGAGGTGCACGACGACAAGCGCCTCATGGTGCAGGTCATGCGCAAGGACACCGATCGCCCCGTCGGCGGACCGCGCCCGATGACGGAGCCCGAGAAGGAAGCAGCCCGGAAACGCTTGCAAGGCGATCTTCCCTTCGACGGTGAGAAGAAGGGCAGGGGCAAGGGCAAACCGAAGGGCGACGACGGGATCGTGGATGACAACTACGCCGCGCTGCGCGACGAAGAGACCGACCCCGGCACCCCGAAGGCGAAGCGCAGCAAGGGCAAGGGGTCGAAGCGATGATCGTCAAGTGTCGCTCATGCGGCGCTGAGATCACGTGGGCGAAGACGTCGACGGGTGCAACCATGCCCGTCGACGTCGCGCCGTCCGACGATGGCAACATCGTGCTCCTCGACGGGCCGCGGGGCTTTCTCGCCGTCACGCTCCACGACGACGAGCGACGCTCCTACCGGCCCGATAAGAAGCGGCACAAGGCGCACTTCGCTACGTGCCCGGACGCGAACGTGCACCGCAAGCCACGCAACGCAGGGAGGGCCACGCCATGAGCGAGACAGCCGCGAGCGTCGTGACCGACGGCGACGAGCTCCTCGAGGATCATCCGTTCGACAGTGCCGACCCTCGCCGCGGTGGCTGGGCACGCGTCGAGGTGCACCGCGAGGTCCATTACGGCTACGTGCGTGAGGTGCAGGTCTTTCACGTCACGCGCTGCGAGATCCTGATCCCGTTCTGCGACCGGCCCGGCGTGCAGTTCGTCAAGTCGTACCGCGGGCGGGACATCTTCACTATCGAACCGTCGACGCGAGACTTCTGCATGCTCGAGGCGCCGCGCGAACTCGACGACGAGGACGCGCCGTGAGCGATGTGACCGTCACATGCGCGGAGTGTTTGCGCTGCTACCCGTTGCCCGAGTCGAAGGTGCGGGAGATTCGCGGCGTAGGTATCGACCCGCTCGACATCGCAAACCCGTTTGTCGCGTGCGCCGTGCGAGCTCTGGAAGCCTACGAGACGGGCTGCAACGATCTTCTTCCCGCTCGAGCGGCCGATGACGCTAAGCGCGCGCTCGGTGTCGCGACCTCGCAGGAGTGGCTCGAGCGCGTGCAAGCTCGGGCGCAAGCTCGGCGCCGAGGTGAGCGGTGAACCCGCGTCGTCGTCGGATGGCGCGGCAACGTCGGAAGGATCGGCGGTGTAGCGTCGCGCCGTTCGGGGAGTTCCGTCGGCAAGTCCAGCGGCTCATGGTCGACGGAAAGCTCAACCGGCGCGAGTATGCGAAGCTGCTTCGCCTACCGCCGGCGCTTGCACGTCAATACGTGTCCGCTGGCTACATAACCCTCGAAGCGGCCGAGGACATTCGAGCGAACGCTCTCGTAGCCGTGCGAGCCGACGGCAAGGCGGTGCGAGCATGAGGCGCGTGCTCGGAATCGACCCTGGTCCGACGCACTCGGGCTACTGCGTCCTCGACTTCACCGTCAAGTCGGCCCCGATCTGGATCGAGGCCGGAACGTCCGAAGACGTAGGCCAGCTGCTCGAGCTCACCTTCTCCCCTGGCCCCGAAATGCTCGTCGTCGTCGAGCAGCCTCGCGCGCTGCATGACCCCATGGCGAACGTCATGGTCATGCGAACCGCGTGGGCCGGCGGCGAGATCTACGGCTACGCGCGCGCCAAGGGTTTCAACGTGCTCAGCGTGGGCGTCAACGAATGGCGGATCGCGTTCGTCGGCCACTCGAGGCGCGGTGACAACGTAGACGCGAAGGTCAAGGCCGAGCTGTACCGGCGCGTGCGTCAAATGCCGGCGAGGACTTCGGTGCACGCTCGCGATGCGGGGGGCGTAGCCATGGTCGGCGCTGACATGTGGCTAGCAGGTCACTACTCCACGCCGCGTGCCAAAGAGCTGTCAAGCAGAATCGAACCGGGGACAGTCACCCACATCCGAGGAGAGCGAGCATGAACATTCAGATGAGCGTCAAGAAGCACGAGGGCAAGATCCGGCTGCACGTCGAATGGCCGGTCGAGGGAGGCGACTCCGATCTCGTTCGCAAGAAAGACTTCGACCTGCCCATTGTCCTCGCCCTCGCGGTCGCAGCGGGCATCGTGAGCGAGTCGGTTGCGACGCTCAGGTTTCCGCCGTCGCCGCGTACGAAGGGCGCTGAGAAGGCGGCAGAGCTCAAGGCCGCGGTGGGTGCGAAGTCAGAACAGGCGAACGGTGTGGCCGGCGGCGCCGAGCATGAGCGCGAGAACGGCGCACGCGAACAGCAGGCGCCCGAGCTCGGCGACCTTGGCGTTGCTCGCAAGGGCGTAGACCAGGGCGCCGGCGATGGCGATGAGCACGGGGATCAGAGCGACCATGGCGACAGCTTAGCTCCTTCCACTCCGGCCGAGTCATGACCTGCACAGAGGGCGAGTGGATCGACTGCCCGGAGTGCGACGGCAGGGGCAAGGACGACGCCGAGGCGGATGGCTTGTGCATCTACTGCCACGGCAAGGGGCAGCGGCTCACCTTTCACCTCGACGACGACGATGGCAGCGAGGCCGAGTCATGAGGCTACCGGGGTGGCTCAAGGTCGTTGCCGAGAAGCGCAGTGCAGGTGGATACGAGGTCATCTTACGCATTCGGTGGTGGCATCCCGGCGCGTGGTGGGAGCTCGGCAAGGAGCTGCTCCTCGGTCGTCGGTCGCCTCGACGACACCAAAAAAACATAGCCCCCCCGGTGTAGGCAAAACGACCGTTAGAGGTAGCCGCCTCGGCAACAAATATCGGTGGGTTAGCGAAGCTTACCGCCCCAATTGAAACGAACCGCACGACGTAGGCCACCGCATGCCGCAACCGTCTCGCAAGACGCCGCAGAAGATCAAACGGATGCTCGAGCTGCACTCCGAGGGCAAGAGCTCGCGGGAGATCGCGGAGGCTTTGGGAGTAAGTCACCCCACGATCCTCGGATGGTTGGAGGACGCCGGGCTCGAGGCGAACGGAGGTCAGGGCGATCGCAAGAAAAGGAAGCGCTCCCCCCCCGACGCGGCGGCCGCGAAGCTGCTCGATCAGCAGAAGCGGCTAGCGGAAATGCAGATCCCCGACCCGTCGAGGGACCTCGCGACCATGCTTGGCGACCTGCACGAGCAGCTCGCCGAGGCGTACGCATTCGTCCGGTACCACCGCGACGCGGTCAAGGCGGGGACGTCGAATATGGGCGACTACGACAAGGCGATGACGATCGCCGAGCGCCTCGCGACGCGGATCGCTGAGCTGACGCCGAGCGCGCCCGTCGACCCGGCGAACGATCCTTCGAACGTCGAAGCGGCGGCGCAGCTGCGGCGCAAGTTCGGAAGGCTCATCGAGAAAGCCGAGGCGGGTTTCATTTGTCTGTCGTGCGGCGGTGACCCGTACGGAAGGGGCCGCCGTTGACCTCGGCCGCGCGCGAAGCCGAATTCGAGAAGCACTACGCGGACGCCGTCACACGCGCGCAAGCGTTGTCCGAGGCACTCAAGGGGCCGGGGCTTGCCGAACGCTTTGCCCGTCTTCCGAAGGAAAGTCGCGACGAGATCATCGGCCAGTTCTCGATGGTCGAACTCGCTCAGCTTCGGTACGACTGGGGAACTTGGGCGCGCCCGAAACAGGATCCCGACCTGTCGGACATCCCGCACCGCATCCTTTTTTGGCTCGGCGGGCGCGGGTCGGGCAAAACGCTTTCCGGTGCCCAACGACTCCGCCGGCGTATCGAGGCGGGCGCGCAAGGGATCGCCATTGTCGGCCCGACGTTCGACGACATTGAGCGCTACCAGATCATGGGGGAGGGCGGAGCCGACGGCATCCTGTCCGTTTTCCCGCCGCGGTTAAAACCGGTCTACAAGCCGCACAAGGGCCTCCTCTACTTTCATCGCGCGACGTGCTCGGGTTGCTCGAGCGCGGAGGCGTGCGGCGGCGCGCTCGCGTACATCAACAGCGCGGAGAAGCCGGAGTTTCGCGGGCCGAACCTTGACACCGTGTGGTGTGACGAGCCCGCGCACTGGAAGCACCTCGAGACGATCTGGCACAACATCGAGCTGGCGACTCGCTTGGACGGTCCCATCGAGCTCGAGATCTTCTTTACCGGCACCCCGCTTCCCTTGCAGATCCTTCGCGAGATCATTGCCGACGAAGAGACTGTAACGATCCTGATGTCCCAGTCCGAGAACGCGGCGAACCTCAAGGCGAAATACGTCGCGCGAATGCAGGGAAAGTACGGAGGGACGCGCCTCGGAGACCAGGAGCTCGAGGGCAAGATCCTGACCGACAACCCCGGCGCGTTGTTCCGCGCATCAGTGATCGATGCCCACCGTGTCCTCACCGCGCCCGAGCTCGAGGAAACGGCGGTCTCGGTCGACCCCGGTATCGCGACCGGGCCCGACAACGATCCGACGGGTGTCATCGCCGGCGGGCGAGGCGTCGATCAGCACATCTACATTTGGGTCGATGCGACGGACGACGAGCGCGCGAAGCCAGACAAGTGGGGCGACGACGTCGTCAAGACATGCAAGCAGAACGAGACGGACGTCGTCATCGTCGAACGCAACCGCGGCGGCGATCTCGTCGCGTCGAACGTGCGCGCCGCGATGCGTCGCAAGCAAGGCGAGCTTGCGTCTCTCGCGCTCAAGATCGTCGAAGTGCTTGCCACGCGCGGAAAGAAGATCCGGGCTGAGCCGGTCGCCACGCTCGCTGAAAGAGGTTTCATTCACTTCGTCGGGCACTTACCAAAGCTCGAGCAAGAGATCACCGAATGGGATCCCTCGCTCGGGGGCAAGAGCCCGAACCGGCTCGACGCGCTCGTCATGCTCGTCTGGCATCTCGCGCGCCTCGGCGAAGAAGAGAAGAAGGACTACCGCTCAGGCTTCAAGGCACTGCCGCAAGTTTCGGCGGCGCTACGGGCGATGCAGGCGGGGGGGCGCCCGGGGGCGCCGACGGGTTTGGCGGGGGCGCTCCCGCGGTGGCCGGGGGGATCAAAGCTTTAAATACGGCGTCCTGCTTTGCGGCGAAGGTAGACACCATGAGCTCACCGTCGGGGTCAGGCGAGCCGTCGGGTTTCGTGAGAGCCTCGAGGCCGGCGCTGGCTCGCGCCTCGTTCACCTTCGTGACCTTCGCGACGTCGGTCGGCGCGAGCGTCACGCTCGGGCCCTTCGCCGCTTGCGTTGGAAGCTTCGGGGCCTTGATGTCGAACTCCTTCGCGAGCGCGTCGACGTATGCCTGATCGACCTCGAAGCCGTTCTTCTTCGCTTGATCGATCGCGTCGTAGAACGCCTTCGTTCGCTCGGCGAGCGACTTGAGGCGCGCGTCTTGATCGGCGTCGGGCAGGAGATACACCCTCGTCGGGGCAAGCTGCGAGTCACCATAGTTGAGCGCCGCCCACGGCTCGATCGTCCCCTCGAGCAGCCCGCGCGAGATCGCGTTGCAAGTCCCCTCGACGATGTCGTCACGGACGCCGAACATGAACTCGACACCGTCGCCGCCGGCGCTCGCCGCCGTCGAGTCGCGGCCGATGTAGATCTTGTCCGCCGCCTTGTCGCCGCCGTCGATGATCTCCTTGAAGATCTGCCAGCCCTGCGAATTGTCGACGATGAGATCGAGCACCGCGCCGAACGGTTTCAGGCCGACGGGCGACTCGACGCTCGCGAGATCGCGCATGAGCTGCACGAACGCCGCGGCCTCGGGGGTGAGCTTGCCTTCCTCGTCCTGCAGGGCGATCCCCTCGGGCAGCGTTCCGACGTACTTCCCGTTCCCTCGGATCGTGCCGGCGTGCGAGCGGTCGCGAACCCCGATCGCGTGATCGGCCCAAAGCATTCCGGCCGGAAGGATCGAGCCGTGCTTCCAAGGCTCGTGCTCGTGCATCTGGAAAACGATCCATCGGCCGTCGCCGTGGCAGATCGTCTCCTCGCAGCCGCCCTCGAGCCGAGCTCGGAAGGCGCGGCGCGAAGGGTCCCATCGCACGAACTCGATCGGCCAGGTCTTCACCTCGAAGTCGATGCGCGATCCGTCGTCGCGTGGGGTCACCACGTTGATCGCGAACGCCACGCCATGGTTCGCTAGTGCACCGTCGATATCGCTGAGCGTGTCGGGGCTGATACCGACGCCGTTCTTTCCGAAGAGCGCCTCAGCCTCCGAGAGAACGCGCGCCGCTCGAGCGCTATCGTTCGGCGGCTTGAGCGCGATCGGAAGTCCGCGCTGAGGGGCGAGCCGGTTCAAGAACGCCGAGAAGATCGCGTAGTCGGTCCAGGTCGCCTCGGCGAGACGGGCGGGGAGCTCGAAGCGCCCGAGCATCTGTTCGTCGCGAGCTCGGCGGATGGAATCGAGCTCCCAAGCATACAAACCAGTGGAAACCTTCGGGGGCCGCATTTCAGCCGCGAGGCGGATGAGGTCGAAGTCGCTGGCGACCCTTATTTTCTTGGCTCGTTTTGACGGCGCGCCCATGGCTTACCTCCGACGTTTTGCGTTAACGGTTACCACTGGAAAGCTCGAAACTGTTTGCATTGTCGATATCGGTTGATCCATTTGTGTTGATAACAGCGAATGAGAATTCGTGCACGCAAAGGAGCTCACCATGCTGGTTTGATGGTGCTCAGCGTCCTCGCCTCGAGCGAGGCGCCGCCGACGGAGTTCCGGATCTTCACCGCGGGCATGAACACGACGTTGAACGGCGGCGGGCTCTTCGACGAGCAAGCTGCGCGCGAGGTGATGGCTCGCTTCGAGAGTCACGGCGCCGACATCATGATCGACCTCGAGCACCTGTCGCTCGACGACGAGGGCCCGAACTTCGACCCCGACGCGCGCGGCTGGTGTCGCCTCGAGCTTCGCAACGGCGAGCTTTGGGCGACTAACGTCACCTGGACGCCGGACGGCGAAGCGCGCCTTCGCGAGAAGCGTCAACGCTACATCTCGCCCGTCTTCGAATTCGAAAAGAACACGCGGCGGATCAAGCGGATCCTCAACGTTGCGATCACCGCATTGCCAGCAACCGACAAGCTCGAGCCGCTCGTCGCGGCTTCCCTCAACGGCGGAGACGACCCCATGACTCAAGAGCAACTCATCGCGATCGCGGAAGCCCTCGGCCTCGGCGCGGATGCCACCGTCGAAGACGTCATCGCGACGATCGGCGCCATGGTCAAGAAAGTCACCGACGCCGCGAACGGCGTGAGCGAAGAGCCGAAACCCGAAGAAGCGGCGAAGGAGCCGCCGATCGAAGAGCAGCCCGCGCCCATGGCGGCCGCGGCTCGGCTCGGCACCGCTTCGCGCGCGCTCGTGCGTCTCACCGGGCGCAAAGATCTTGGCGAGGCGATGACCGAGATCACGGCGTGGCGTGAGTCGCACCTCAAGCTCGAAGCCGAGACCACGCGGCTCGACACCGAGCGGACAACGTTCGAGAGCTCCGAGAAGCGTCGCCTCGTCGGCGAGCTCGTCAAGCTCCGAGCCGAGACGCCGGCGACGGCGTGGGCGAAAGACAAGGAAGGCATTCCCGACGGCAAGACGCCGTGTGAGCGCCTGGCCAAGGAACCGATCGCCGAGCTCCGCGCTCGCGTGGCTGCTCTCACCCCCCCGAAGGGCGCGCGCAGCGAGAACGACCCGATCCGCCCGCCGGCCAAGGGCGGCGCCGGCGCGCATGGGCTCAGCGATCGCGAGCTCGCGATTTGTACCGAACGCAAGATCGACCCCGCGAAGTACGCCGCAACCCGCGCCGGCATCCGAGCGCGCAGCAATACCACGAACGTGCAGGGAGCCTGACCAATGAGCCTGTCGATCGAACGCATGACGGAATTCGCCGGGCTGCTACCGGCGCGCGGCACCTACCCCATCAAGGCGAACGTCCGCATCTTCAAGGGCGCGATCGTCGGCCTCGACTCCTCCGGTCGCGCGATGCCCGGCGGTCTCATCGCGGCCGGTTGCGTCAAGGTCGTCGGCAAAGCCTCGGCGACCTACGACAACCGCACCGGCTCCGTGCTCGGTGGCGCGGCCGATGCCGTCCAGGTCGAGGTCGAGTTCGGCGTTTTCGGGTACCTCTCGGCGAGCGGCGGCGGTGATGACATCGCGGCGGACGACGCGGGAAAGGTCTGCTTCGTCGTCGACGATCAGACGCTCGCGCTCACAAACGGCACCGACACGCGCGCGATCGCCGGGCTCATCTCCGAGTATCGCAACGGTCTCGTCTACGCGTGGATGGGGCCGCACGTCGCCGCGATGCTCGTGATCGCCGCGAGTGAGGCGAGCCAGCTCGACACCGCGCAGATCGACGTCGACGCGTTGCAAGCGGACGCCGCGACGGCGAACGCCTACGTGCACATTCCGATCACGTCGTTCCTCGATGCCGACGGCGATCCACTCGCGAAGTTCGTGAGCGCCGGTACGCCCACGTTCGGCTTCAACCTGGCCGACTCCGAGGCGCTGAACCTTCGGTGGAACAACGACGCGACGCCGGGCACCGCGCTCTGCCAGCTGTCGCTACCGCCCGACCTCGACGACACCGCGGCCGCGCAACTCGAGTTCCTTTGCTCGAAGAGCGGCGCGACCGTCGGCGACGCGACCACGCTGACCTGCACGGCGTTCATTCTCGCGAACGGCGATCTGCACGACGCGGACGCGAACGCCGGCGGCGTCACCGATGCCCTCGTCGGCAATGCCGTCGCGAAGACCACGAAGAAGCTCACGCTCACGCTCGCAGCCGCGGACATTCCCGCCGGCGCTCATTCGATGACGTTCACTGTCACACCGACCGCCGGAACGCTCGGCACCGACGACCTCATGATCCATTCCGTGCGTCTTCGGTACACCCGCAAGATTCAGACGTCCTGATTCGACTGACGAGAGAACAAGGAGAAATCGCTCATGGGTTCCGAATTCAATCTCGTATCTCAGGACGCGCAACGTGCGCTCGAAGAGTTCGCTCAGGACTTCGCCGCGGCGCTCGTTCAAGAGCCGGCTCGGGAGTGGGCAAAAGAGTTCGGCCTCTACAAGGCGTCTCGCGCGCTCAAAACCACGTGGCCGATCCCGGTCACGGCGGCCGGCTACAAGGAGTTCCTCGGCGATCTGAAGTACCGCTCGCTCTTCGAGAAGAGCATCTCGATGGTTCCGAAGACCTGGCAAGACGGCGTCGCCGAGCTCGCCAGCATCGTCGAGGCGCCCGATTTCATCGGCTGGGGCGCGGAGCCCGCGGCGATGGCGACGGCGGCGAAGTCGCTGCTCAACGAGATCATTGCTGGCCAGCTCGAAGACAACCCCGCGTGCTGGGACACGAAGAACTTTTTCGCGGCGGATCACCCGGTCAACATCTTCGACTCGGCCGCGGGCACGTTCGACAACGACGTCACCGGCGCCGGCACGGATCCCACCGTCAACAACCTCGCGGAAGCGATGACGAACTTCAGCCTTATCAAGGCGCCGAACGGCAGATCGCTCGGACTCCGCATGACGCACGTTTTGCACGCGACGGCGAAGACCGAACTCTGGCGCGGCATTCTCGAGAAGGATCTCATCATCGAAGCGGTCGGCTCGGCGTTCGGCTCGGTCAACAACATCTACAAGGGCACGGTGATCCCGATCCCTTGCGACGAGTTCACCGACGACGATCAGTGGTACCCGCTCGCGCTGAACAAGCCGGGGATGAAACCTTGGGTCACGCAAGACGAGGGCTCGCCCGAAGAGATCCGGCAAGACAAGACGGACGCTCTTTACAAGTCGACGCTCAAGGTCGGCATTGCGTACATCCTTCGCGGCAATGGCGCGCTCGCACTTCCGCAGTGCATTCAGCGTTGGGCCGGCACCGCGCCCTAATACGCATAGCGCGTAACAGTTCCCAGCCCCGCACCCCGTTCGCATTGGGGCCGGGGCTTTGGGGCGTGAAGGGTCATGCCGAACCTCTACGCCACGCGCGCTGATCTGTACCGGTACGGGCTCCCTCGCGGGCTGCTCGCGAACCCGGGGCGACGATGCGCGTCGGTGCTCTCGTCGAGCGACACCTTCGAGCTCGACGGTCACGGCTTCGAGACCGACGTCGAGCTCGTCTTTCGCGTCGAGGGCAGTGGCTCACTCCCTTCGCCGATCATCTCCGGCACAACGTACTACGCGATCCGCGTGAGCGATTCGCTGTTCAAGGTCGCAGCGACTTCGAGCGGCGCGGCGATCGACCTCACGACGAACGGCACCTCTGTCTACGTCGCCACGCCGCTTCCCGTCGACGAGACGATCGAGCGCTATTCCCGCTTCGCCGATCGTTGCTTGCCCGCGCACGCTGTCCCTCTAACCGTGCCGGTGCCGGTCGAGATCCGCGCGCTCGTCGCCGAGCTGGCCGCGAAGAAGCTTCTGCTCATTCGTGGGCAGTCGAGCGAGAGCATGAACGAGATGGAGGTCGGTGCGCTCGCTCAATTCAAGCGCATCGGCGCGGGGCTTCCGCTTCGCGACGCGACTGCGACCCGAAGCACGAACCTCTCCTATTCCGAAAGCGTGCCCTCGGGATCGCGGGGAGGGACGCTCCCATGAGCGGCCTCCGCGGAGACATCGGCAAACTGCGTGCGCTCGAGCGATCAATCCGCGAGCTCCCCCGGACGGTTGGCGCGAAGGTCGCGACCGCGGCCGCGGGCAAGATCACCGCGCTCGGGCGCGAGACGTTCAACGCGAGCGAGAATGCTTACGGCGACGCATGGGCCCCGGGCGAAGACGGGGAGCGCGTCACGCTTCGCGACTCCGGTGCGCTCGCCGGCGGCGTCGCTTACGTCGCGACGGGCACGCGTCTCCGCGCGCAGCTCGGCCCGCGCTACGCAAAGTTCCAACTCGGCAAGCGCCCGATCTTCCCGCGCGGAAAGCTCCCCATCAAATACGTCGCGGCGCTCCGCGAGACGACGAACGCGGTAATCCACGCCAAGCTCAAGGGGGTCGGGTAATGCTCGCCGCGATCACCGATCAGCTCGCGGTTGCGCTCGCCGCGCAAGGCGTTCCCTTCCCGGTCGTGTTCGGGCCCGAGTCGAGCGAGGACCTTTATTCGACGACCGATCGCATCGTTGTTCAGTACGACGACGACGGAGACACCTTCGAGACTCCGAAGGGCACGCACCCAAACCCGCGCATGCCGCTCGTGTGTTGGCAGGGCGTGCAGATCCTGATCTACGCGCGCTCGAACGTTTCGAACGCTGGCTGGCGCGATCACTCGCGGCTTGCCAATCAAGTGCGCGGTCACGTGCTCGCCGAGCTTGACTACCTCGTGCGCGCCCGAAAGAACTTCATTCAATACGGCGCCGGCCGCTTCGTGACCCCCCAAGACGCAGCCGGCTCCGCGGTGTTCGGCGGCGCGGTTTACGAGATCAAGCTCTCGATCGACCGCGGGATCGAGCGCCGCACTTGGGCGGGCGAAGCGCGGCCGACGGTGAAGATCGGCCCCGGCGGCGTGGCCGTCACGAGCACGACGAAAGCAAGCGACGAACCCGGCGCCGCGGGCACTCCGCCCGTGGACGCCGAGACAGCGTGTTGAGGAGACGACCATGCCGGAACTTCCGAGAGCGACAGTCCAACTCGATCAGCAAGCCGGGGCGAGCGGCGCCGGTACTGACGTCCTCACCGTGATCGCGTGCGTCTCGCAGAACGCCGACGCAGTGCCGCGCGTTTTCTCGTCGACGAGCGCGCTGCTCGAGCAACACGACTACGCGCCGGCCGTGGACTATTGCGGGCTGCACTTCGACGAGACGAAGAAGCCGGTCATCTTCTGCGGCATCCCGATTGCCACGCCCGGCACCGTCGGCCGGGTGGACGCCTCGGGCAACACGAACACCTCGGTGGTGAGCGTTTCCGTCGGCGCCGCCGGCGCGCTCGAAGAGGTCGACGGCATCGTCACCGTGATCCGCGGTGGCGTCGTCGGCACCGATCAGATCCTTTTGGGACTCGTGCTCGACGGTGGTTTCTCCGATCCGAAGACGATCCGAGTCGGAACGGCGACGAGCTACGTCATCCCTTATCTCGGGCTAGAGCTCGGCCTCGGTGCCGGTTCGCTCACGACCGGCGATACCGTGCTTCGATTCAGCACGACCGGTCCGATGTGGGACTCGGACGGGATCGCCGCCGCGAAGACCGCGCTCAAGGATCAGCAAAAGCAGTCCCGCAACTGGCTCGTGATCGGCAACATCTCCACCTTCGCGCTCGCGAGCTCAGTGCTCACCCAGATCAACAGCTACGCCACGGCGGACGACCGGTGCTCACTCGCTCGCGTGTCGGTGCGCGATCGCACGTTTCAAGCGACGATGTCCCGCGTCCGTGTGCGCATGACCGGCACCCCGACGATCACCTTCGCCGAGGTCGGCGGTACCGGAGACACGATTACGCGGTCCGCCGGTTCGTTCGTGTCGGACGGGTTCGCCGTGGGGATGGCTGTCGACGTCTCCGGATCGCTGTCGAACAACTTCACCAACGCGAAGATCACCGCCGTGACCGCGACAGTGCTCACGCTCGACACCCAAGATCTCGTCGCTGAGGGGCCGGCATCGGGCGTCGTGATCACCGGTTCGCACGCGCTCACCTTCGCCGAAGTCGGCGCGACCGCCGACACGATCACTCGCTCGGGCGGTTCGTGGCTCGCCGACGGCTTCGCGGTCGGGGACCTCATCACCGTCGCCGGGACCTCGACGAACAACTTCGCGGACAAGCTCATCACGGCCGTGACCGCGACCGTTCTCACGCTCGACACACAGGACCTCACCGCCGAGGTGATCGGATCGTACAACGCGACGATCACCGCCGGCGAGAGCGACGCCGATTGGGTTGCCGACATCGAGGACGAGTTCGAGGACATCGACAGCGCCCCGCGCATCGACATGGCCGGCGGGCGCGCTTACAAGGAGTCTCCGATCACGCATTGGTTTTTGCGACGCTCCCCGGCGTGGGCTGCGTCGATCGTCGAGTATCAGCATGACGTGCAGGTTGCGACGTTCCGCAAGGACCTCGGCGCGCTCCCTGGCTGGTACCTCGAGAAGCGCGGCGTAAAGACCGAGCACGACGAGCGCACCGACGGCGGCTTGCTCCTCGGACGGTTCACGTGCTTCCGCACCTATTCGAACGGCGGGGGCACCTACATCGCTCTCTCGCTCACGCGCGCCGACGACGGCTCGCTACTTTCGCGCACGCAAAACATGCACGTGGCGAACATCGCATGCAACGTCGCTCAGGCCGAGACCGAGCTCGTGATCGGCGTCGACCTCGAGCTCAACGACGACGGGACGGCGACGGAGGACAGCCTCAGCGAGATCGAGGGCCGGATCAATTCCGCGCTCAAGATCGCCCTCTTGCAGAATAAGCGCGAGGGGAAACGCGCCAGCGATGTCAGCTGGAGTGCGAGCCGCGACGACATCCTCAACATTCCGGACGCCGAGCTGACCGGGACCGTGGATCTACGGCTCAAGGGAACGATCGAGAAGATCAGCACGCGCGTGCGTGTTCAGACCGCCGGTTGACCGGCCGAGGTGAGCGACCATGGCTGAGCAAGAGTATCCGACCATTCAAGGCTTCGAGCCGAGCTACGCGGACGTCAAGACGACGATCGCCCTCTACGGCGGTCAGACGATCAAGACGAACGACTACGCCGGTTTCAAGCTGAGCGACAAGGTCACCGTCGGCGTCAAGAAAGGCACGAGCGGCGGGCGCATTCTCGCGCGCACCGTCGGCGAGCTCGAGAGCGATGCGTCGATCACGTTCTACCTCGGCGGCTGGCGAGCTCACCGCACGGCGCTCGCCTCGGTGAACAAGAAGATCTCTCTCGTCGCATTCGACGTCATGGTCACCTTTTCGCCGCCGGGCGACTCGGAGATCCACAAGTTCAAGATCGTCGGCGCTCGCGTCGTCGGTCGCACGCTCGACGCAGCGGAGGGGCCCGACGCTCAGAAGATCGAGATCCCTCTCAGCATCACGCACTTCGAAGAAGACGACGGGGTCGTGCTGCTCTGAGCAGTCACCCGCGGGAAAGGTTTCGTATGAGCATCGAAGAGATCGAAGTACGGCGCGCGGCGCGAAAAGAGGGGATCGCGAAGGCGCGTCGAGAGCAGTACGAAAAGGACATCGTCGAGGTCGACAAGCTCGAGGTCGAGTTCGGCGACGACCGCGTGAGCGTGCTCGAAACGTCGTCCTTCGTGCAGGGATTGCCGACAGTCGTTGTCGTCAAGACGCCAGCGGAGGACTACTTCAAGCGGTACCGGCACAAGGCGCGCAAGGCACGGAAGCAGAACGGAACCGTCGACACGCTCGCAATGGGCGATGCGGCCGACGAGCTCGCGGAGTGCTGCATCGTCTATCCCGCGGATAAAGAAACCTACGCGCGAATGAAAACCGAGTGGCCATCGATTCACGACAACGCGATCGCCGAGGCGGTTCGGCTCGGGGAGGCGAAGGGAAAAGACTGAGCGAGCGCGTCGAACAGGCGCAAGGGAATCATTACGCGCTCGCTGATTGCTTTTTGGAACTAGTGCCCGAGGAGATGAGGTCGGACGACGCGAAGGCTGGGCTCATTGTTTTTGCGGAAGCCGTCTGTCGGCTCCGCGTCGCTCTGATGCCGAAGAAGTGAGATCATGGCCGACGACCGTACGCAATTTCTCATCGAGCTCGCAGCGAAGTTCAGCGGCGGCGACAGCGCCGTCGCGACCGTCGCCACGCTCGGTGATCGAATGCTCGCCGCCGGCGCGACCGCGAAGGACTTCGAGTCGGCGACGAAGGCAACGACCTCCGCGCTCGAGGACGCGGCGGAAGCGGCGAAGCATGCGAACGATGCGGTAGCCGCCGGCGAGAAGTCGTACGCGGCGACGGAAGCGGCGGCCGACAAGGCGGCCAAGATGGTCGAGCAGCTCGGCGCTCGAGCTACGGAGCTCACGGGCAAGCTGCAAGCGGCGCTCGACGTCGGTGACGCGAAGAGCATCGCGCGCGCCGAGAAGCAGATCTGGGCCTTCGCTCAGCGACAAGACGAAGCCGTTGGCAGATCGAACGCGGCCGCGGCCGCGCTCAAGTCCGAGGCCGCTGCGCTAGACGTGCTCAATTCGAAGGCCGCGACAGCGACGGCCAAGCACGCCGATCTCAATAAGGGACTCGGCAATGTGAAGGCGGCCGCGGACAAGGCAGCGAAGGCGCAGCTCGCGGCGTCCGGTACCGGGAAGGTCAACGAGATGGCCGAGGCATTCGGCAAGCTCGGCGGTCCCGCGGGCATTGCCGGCCAGAAGATCCTCGGCGTCGCTACGGGTTTCTCGAAGCTCCGCGTCGCCATGGGGACGGCGGGCCCGTACCTCGCGATCGCCGTCGCCATCGTGGCCATCGCCTCGGCCGCATTCATTGCCGCCGTCGGGATCACGAAGTGGGGCGTGAGCCTCGCCGACGCGAACCGCACGCAAGGTCTCTTGATGGATGGCATTGCTCGGAGCTCCGAAGGCGGAGCCGAGCTCGCGGCGACCATCGACCGGCTGGGCACGATCGTTCCGAGCACGCGCGAAGAACTGATGGGTATGGCCAAGGGCCTCGCCGACGCGGGGCTTCGCGGCAAAGCGCTATCGACCGCGCTCGAAACCGCGGCAGTCAAAGCGGCGAAACTGAAGTTCGGGCCCGACTTTCAGGCTCAGATGCTGTCGCTCGATTTCCAGTCGAAGCGGTTCAGCGAGAACATCGCGGCTACGTTCGGCGGGCTCAAGATCGATCCGCTGCTCGAGGGGATCCAAACACTCGGCGCTCTCTTCGACGCCTCTACCGAAAGCGGCAGGGCGCTCAAGTTCCTCTTTGAGGCGCTGTTTCAGCCGCTCGTCGACGGCGCGACAGGCGTCATTCCGGCGATCGAGCGCATGTTCCTCTACGCCGAGATCCTCGCGCTCAAGGCATACATCGCGCTGAAACCTTACTCCGGCGCGATCAAGGCGCTCGGCACGGCGTTGCTCATTGGGGCCGCGATCATTGGCGGAACGTTGGCGGTCGCCGTGGCGCTCGTTGTCGTCAACTTCCTCGCGCTCATTGCGGCTATCGGAGCCCTCGGGTTCGCGCTCTACAAGATCATCGAAGTCGCGATCGCTGTCGGCGTGGCTCTCGTCAAGGGGCTCGGCCAGGTCGTCGTCGGGTTCGTCGACATCGGCCGTCAGATGGTCGAAGGCCTCGTCAAGGGGATCACGGGTGCGGGGGCGGCCGTCTATGACGCGATGGCGGGCGTCGTCAACGGCGCGATCGACGGCGCGAAGAAGCTGCTCGGCATCGCGTCCCCCTCCGCCGTGTTCGCCGACATCGGAAGCAACACCGCGGCCGGGTTCTCCGAAGGTGTCGAGGACGGCGCGGATGCGGCGCAAGGGTCGCTCGCGGCCATGGTCGCCCCCCCTGCCTCCGCCGGTGCGGGCGGGTCTCGCGCCGGCGGCGGGCTCTCGCTGTCGATCGGCCAGGTCATCGTGCAGGGCGAGAACGGCGAAGAGCAAGCCCACGATTTCATCGATCAGATCACGAAGTGGCTCGAGGGTGAGGGCGTCTCGATCGGCGGCGGGGAGGTGCCGGCGTAATGCCTAACCCCGTCGATCACCCCGGGCTCTACGACGTCATCGAGCTTGCTGGCCGCAAGTCGCCCGGCATCGTCACGCTTTCCGGTCACGACCGAAACGAGAAGTGGGACGTCAAGGAACCCGACGGCTCAGGCGGCGGAAGCACGACGCACAAGGGCGAGAAGGTGACGGAGTTCCAAGCCTCGTTCGCGCTCCTCAAAGATCCGACGATCCCCCTCGACGAGTTTGCCGAGTGGGAGACTTTCGCCGCTCTCATCCGCTCGTCGCTCCCCTCGAGTGGCACTCCAAAAGCACTGGCGATCTATCACCCCGATCTCGCCGCGAACGACATCAAGAGCGTCTCGAAGGCGGGGATCGGCGGCATGGTGCACGACGGCAAGGGCGGCGCGACCGTCGTCGTCAAGTTCCTCGAGTTCCGACCCGCGAAGAAAAAGGGCGGCACCCCGAGCTCGACGAAGGCGACGACCGCGAAGCCCGACCCGAATGCCGATCTGAAGAAGCAGATCGACGAGCTGCTCAAGGAGGCTCAGCGGCCATGAGCACCGCGACGCTCAGCGGGCACAACGTCCTACGCACGCGGGTGAACCTTCCCGCGTGGGGTATCCCCTGGCTCGAAGCATCCCTCGACGTCGAGGCGGCGCTCACCGGACGCGTGTCGCCCGCGGTGGCTGACCTCACGCTCGTCGGGACCGTCATGTCCGGCGGCGCCGGCCCCGTCGGGCGCTCGAGCTTCCGCGTCGCCGCCGGCGCCGGCGGGTGGGGAAAGAAGATCCCCGCGAAGAGCTACGCGAACGACGCCGGCGTCAAGGCTTCGACCGTGCTCATCGACGCCGCTAGCGCTTGCGGCGAGACGATCGACCCGACGACACTCCCCCCGCCCGAGACGCGTATCGGGCCATCGTGGGCGCGGGAAGAAGGGCCCGCCGCCCGGACGCTCGAGCAGCTCGCTCCCTCCGCCTGGTACGTCCGCGAGTCGGACGGAATGACCGTGATCGGCAAGCGGCCGGCGACGGTGCTCACGACCCCCGTGACCGTCCTCGGCGTCGACCGCGCCCGCCGGATCGTGACGCTCAGCGCCGAGTCGATCGCCGCGATCGTGCCCGGCGTCGTCGTCGAGGGGATCGAGGCCGTCGACGTGCAGCACGAGCTCGCGCCGGGGGCCGGCCTCGTGACGACGATCTGGGGAGCCGGCATCACCACGACGTCGCGCCGCCTCACGCTCCTTCGCGGGCTGCTCGATCAGCTCGACCCCTCGCGCCGGTTCCGCGGCGTTTACGAGTATCGGATCGTTTCTCAGGAGCTCGAGCGGCTGAACCTCGAGCCGGTGCGCGTGTCGACGGGCATGCCGCCGCTTCAACGCGTGCCCGTTCGCCCCGGCATCCCGGGTGCGAAGGGTGAGCACGCCGAGGGTGCGACGGTCCTCGTGCAGTTCGTCGACGCATCCCCGGGGCGCCCGATCGTCACCGGGTTTGAGGAAGCGGACGGCGGCGGTTTCGCAGCGCCGTCGCTCTCGATTGACGCCGACGAGATCCTGCTCGGCGCCGCCGCGCTGCTCGGGGCCGCGCGACAGACTGACCCCGTCGTTGCTGGCCCGTTTGCGGGCACCATCACCGGCGGCTCAGCCATCACGAGGATCGCGTAATGGCCCTCAACGCCACCACGCTCGGAGCTGCGATCAAGGCTGCACTGCTCGCCGAGCCTTCGAGCGGCGCTGTCGATAACGCGGCCCTCACTGCAACCTGCAACGCGATCGCCTCGGCCGTCGTCTCGCATATCACCGCGGCCGCGATCGTGCTGCCCGCGCTACTCGTCGCGCCACCCGGCGGGGGGCCGGTCACGGGAACGGGGGTCGTCACATGACGACTAACCTCGGCCTTGACCTCTACTCGGTGGAGGACGTCGATGAGACGCGCACCGTCACCGGCGTCGACCTCGTCGCGCAAGATGCCTACTGGCGACTCCGCACCACGCCCGATCAGGGCATCGTCGTCGAGGACTCGCCCGAGGGCTACGGCTTCGATCTCGAAGGCGTGATCGGTGCGCTCGACTCCGAGGAGGATGAGGCGGCGCTTCCCGACAAGATCCGCTCCGAGCTCAAGAAAGACGAACGGATCCTCAGCGTCGAGTCGACGATCAGCCGCAGCGTCGCGAAGAACGGCGCCGTCGACTACGACATCGCGATCAAGTGCGAAACCGCTGAGGGCCCCTTCGAGCTCGTCGGTCGAGCCGGTGACTCTGGCTTCAACCTCGCCGTCAAACTCTTGCCGGGGGCCGTCTGATGGCGATCCAGATCCCGCTGTTTCAGCTTTTGCAGTCGGTGCCGCTCGCCAGCTGGAAGCAGCGCATTGAAGATATCGCGAAGGCCGTCGGCCTCAAGACGGAGAATTGGGCCGAGGGCGGGTTCACGCGCATCCTCGTAGCGCTCTTCGCCCCGCTGCACACGACGAACGGTGAAGCCGTCCGGATCATTGCGGCGAGCCGCTTCCTCGACTTCGCTCAGGGGGCGTGGCTCACGCTGCTCGCGAAGGAGGGCTACAACGTCGACCGCATCGAAGCGACGTATGCGAGCGCTCCCCTCGCCATCACGCTTACGAACACGGGGACGAAGTTCTTTGAGTTCGATCCGCAAGACATCGTCTTTGCTCACGTCGACACAAATAAAACCTATCGGAACGAAACCGGCGGAACGCTCGCGCCGGGCGGCACCCTGACAGTCGACGTCATTGCCGACGAGGCGGGCTCAGCGAGCAATGCCCTCACGGGCAAGATCACGAAGCTCGTCACGACGCTCCTCGGCGTCACCTGCACGAACACCATCGCCCTCGTCGGCCTCGACGAGCAGACCGATCCGAGCCTTCGACAGCTCTGCCGCGACTCCGTTGCGGCTCGCTCGATCGGCGGAGTCAAACGAGCCTACTCCTACTATGCGAAGACCGCTCGCCGCGCGAACCTGTCACCTGTCGGTGTTACCCGGGTGCGAGTTCCGCCCGCTGTCGGCGATGGCACCGGCGCCGTCTACGTCGCGAGCGCGAGCGGCGCGATCTCCAGCCCCGACGTCGACGTTGTGCAAGCCGCCTTCGACGAGAAGGTCACACACTACGGCTTCAACGCGACCGCGCTCAGCGCCGTCAACAAGTCGATCACCGCGCCGTGCACGATCTGGATCCCGTCGTCGCTCGGTGTCACCGAAGAGCAAGCGCAACAGCTCGTCTCCGACGCGCTCGAAGCGTACGTCATCAACGTCGACATCGGTGGCGTCGTCATCGACCCGACGCCGGGGCGGATCTACTGGCGAAAGCTGATCGAGATCATCACCGCCGCCGTACCCGGGGCGCTCAAAGCGCAGCTCGTTTCTGAAACCGACATCGCGATCGCTGGCAATGAAGTCCCGATTTGGGGCGGCGACCTCGATGACACGACCGTGACGCTGGTGACCTGATGGCGACCTTCCGCGAATCAGCCTGGAACCTCTCGCCCGGCCGTCTTCGGACGTCGACGGCAGCGCGGCTCGTCTATGCGCTCTACGGTCTGCCGCTCGACATCGTCGCGGGCATGGCGGATCAGGCCGCGAAATCCGGTTTCCCCACGCTCGCGCCCGAGGACGCGCTTCCTTTCATCGGTCGCGATCGGGGCATCGTGCGAGGTCCGCAAGAGCCCTCCGAAAGCTATCGCGCGCGACAGCTCCTCTGGATCCAAGCGTGGGAGGACGCCGGCGTGGGGCGGGCCATGCTCGATCAGATCGCCGGATACCTCACCCCGAGGGCCGTGCGCCTTAGGATCTGGACGCAGGTCGGGATTGTCTACACGCGCGAGCTCGACGGCGAGCTCACGATCGATCGCGTCGCCGGCGACTTGTGGAACTGGGACGGGCAGTCGAGTCTGTGGTCGCGCTTCTGGGTGGTGATCTACTCGCTCGACGGCTCCCCCTGGACGCGCATGCCGCGGTACGGCGCGAGCTCGGGGACGTGGGGAAGTCGCCCCGGCCTCACGTGGGGAAGCTCGGCCACCGTTTCCGAGGCGCGATCGATCCGCGGGATCATCGACGAATTTAAGCCGGCGCTTTCGAAGTGCCAGAACGTGATCATCTCGTTCGACGCGGACGCCTTCGCGCCGACGGACGCAGCGCCGCCCCTCCCCGCTGGGACGTGGGGCGAATACTGGGACACCTCGTCGCTGTCTGCAAACAGGGATCGACGCGCGCTCTATTGGAAGGGGGTCTAACGTGTCGACCGAATACGCTGGCAATCCTTCGTACGCGGTGACCATCACCGTCCCCACGGACGACGACGAGTTCGACGTCGCGAGCGTCGACGTGCCGCTCGAGCAGCTCGCCGACCGCACGGCGTACCTCAAGCAACTCGTCGAGGACGGCATCGGCTTCGAGCTCACCGACGCGGTCCTGCACGGCGACACGACGTTCCCCGACGGATCGATCGACGCCACCGTGACCGACATCACGTTCGTCGCGAGCAACGGCGTTTCAATCGCAGCCGCCGGGGCGGAGGCTTTCCTCGGCGGCAACAACGTTGCGATCGGCTCGACAACGACGGTCGCCGTGACCGCCACGACGGACATGACGGTCACCGTCGGCGACGATCTGACCATCGACGCGAACGGCGACATCATCATCACCGGCGGCGGCTCCTCGACGCTCGACATCTACGGTGGGCGGGTGATCATTCCCGAGACCGGCGGGCCGATCGAGCTCGCCGCCGGCCTTGTCTTGGGAGGTGGTACGGGCGACACGATCGCAGTGGCGGGCACGCTCGCGGCAAACCACAACGCCAGCTTCGCGGCGGGCAAGACGGTTGCGCTAGGCGGCACGACGACCGTTTCCACAGGCGGCCGCCTTGACCTGCTTGGTAGCGTTACGTGGCGCCCCGCGATTGCGGTAACGGACGGCGTCCACAGCGTCGGCAAGGTCTCCGGTTCCGCGATTGCTCCGACGGGCGCCGACACGATCAAAGTACCGCCAGCCGTGCTCTCTGCTGACCGCGACTTTACCGTGCGATCAGCCGGCGCCGAGGCGGGGAACCGCATGCGGTTCTATTCCGACGACAACGCTTTCTATCTCTTCTTGAAGCAAGACAACGGGACAGCCATCGCGCAGCTCAAGAGCGGCAGCGTTGCGCCCGCCTTCGGTTTTTGGAAATGGCTCGAGCTCGAGCACAACGGCTCGGCCAATGGCTGGTTCATCATCGGCGGCCAGGCCGGTTAGAGGGGAAGCTCAATGGCGCACTGGCTAGACGCACTGTTCAACGGAGTCGAGCTCACCATCGAGTGGGACGGCACCGAGATGCCGCAAGCGAATATCCTCGCGTTCGGCGAGCAATTCGAGGTTGCCAACGACGGCGATCGAAACCTCGTCACCCTCCGTTTCATCGGCTTCGACGGCGACGTCACAGGCGACAGCGACGAGAACCTTGTCACCACGATCACCGGCGACGAGGACTCCAACGTCGTCGTCATGCGCGCGCTGTCGCTCGCGTGGGACGAGGAGGCATCGGAGGGCGAGGCGGAGATCAAGATCTCCGACGAGGAGCTCGCCGGCGGGGCGCTCGAGATCTGGCATAACGCGAAGCGCGTCTACCAGGCCGCGAGCTCGGGCGCCGTCGTCGGCAACACGACCGGGATCAACGAGCTCGTCGGCGGACTGCGGCTCACCCACCGCACGATCAACACGACGAACGTCACGCTTGACACGACGACGAAGGACGGTAGCGCGTTCGTGATCGCGTCAGCGGAGCGCAACGTCACGCTTCCGCCGGCGTCCGCTGCCCGCACGATCATCCTCTACATCATCGGCTCGTCGACGGTGACGGTGAAGCGGCACGGGTCCGAGAAGATCAACGACGTCGCGGGAAACTACGTCGTCCCAGCCGGCGACTCGATCGTTGTCATCGGAAGCGACGGAACCGACTGGGTAGCCCACACGATCGTCGACGGTGGCGGAGGAGGTTCGGAGGAAGCGGCGATCGTCTTCAGTCCGGTCGACACGCTTCGCGATAACAACACCGACGCGCCAGCGGACACGAACGGCGATCAGACTTCGGGCACGGCGTTCTTTGTTCGGTCGGGTTCGGCGGTTGAGATCACGGGCATTCGCTTCTACTGGGCGGGCACCGCAAACCAGGTCGTCAAGACGGTGCTCTACAGTGCCGCCGGCGCGGTGCTCAAAACCGCCAACGTCACGACCGCAGGGGCGGGCGCTTATACGAGCACCTTCGCGTCGCCGTATGCAGCTCAGACCGGCATTCGATACAAGTCCGCGGTCTACGACACGACGGGCGCCGGACAGAAATACACGAAGGTGGCGAACAACAGTCTCTCCGCGGGGCTCGTGCCGGCACGGCCATTCTTCGGCGGCCGGCGCATCGGCTGGCTGGACCTCGGTCTCTGGCTCGCTGGTGACAACAACCCAACTTCAACGGCGTCGAACGAGTGGTACCTCGTCGAACCTGTTCTCAGTGAGTGAAAGGGGAGTAAGCAAAATGACTGCGACTGCGATACCTAGCGGACCGGGACAGACGACGAAGGACAAGAGCCAATCGATCGTCCACGCGACCGACGATCCGGCGCTCGAGCTGCTTCAGGCGATCGCCGACGCCGTCGGTGCGAGCGACGACAGCGACGCCGGGCAGGCAACGGCGGCGCGGCAGGACACCGGCAACACTTCGCTATCGTCAATCGATACAAAACTCACGAGCCAAGCGACGGCGACGAAGCAAGACACGGGCAATACGTCGCTTTCCTCGATGGACACGAAGCTCACGAGCCAGGCGACCGCGGCGAATCAGACGACGGAGCTCGGGAAGCTCGACTCGATCATCACCAACACCGCGCGCCTCGCACCGCTCGGGCCCGGCCCGGGGTCCGCAACGGGGAGCGCTTCGAAGATCTTTGGGTTCGCGTTCGCGGTGACGACAGCGGCAAACTTCGACCTCACCTTGAGCGCGTACGCCGGACTGAAGACGGCGATCGACTCCGGGAAGCTCATCATTCTCAAGGCAACGGCGGGTTGCTACTACAACTGGGCAACCGCGAACATCACGATCGCGGCCGCTTCGACCGCTGCGAGCAACCCCGCAACGCAAGGGATCCCGATGTTCGATGGTGGTGAGTCGCCAGAGCGAGTGCCCTCTGGAACGACGGTGCTCAACATCCTCGGCGGCGCCGTGGCCGGCACCCTTTACGCATACATCGCGGAGTAACGGCAATGCGCGTCGGACGTCGAAGAGGGTGCGGCATCAACGCGATCGATCGCGGGCATCCACGGAAGTTCCGAGCCTACGGGCTCGTGGGATGGTGGAACGTCCTCTACATCTCGAGTTTCAACGCTTCGAAGCCGATCACCTTCACTGACCTTTTCGGCGGGGGTCGGGACGCGACGCAAGCGACCGACGCCAATCGCGGCACCTACCAGGCGACGGGGTGGAACAACCGGCCATGCGTCGACTTTGGCGCGGATGGTCTCAAGGGATACACGACTGCTAACGTCACGGTTGGCGTTCAAACGATGATCGCGGTCGTGCAGGGCATCAGCAATTCGCAATACTGCATGACCCACAACGCCGACGACAACTACATATTCAGCAACGCCGGCGCGTCGATCCGAGCGAACCGTGGCGCCACTTCGTCGCAGAAGGCAGTGTCGGCGACGTGGATCAGAGACAGCGTCAAGAAGCAAGTGGCGCGGACATTCGACGGCACGAACGCAGGACATCTCGCGTATGTGAACGCCGTCGATCAAAACGCCACGGATATCCCCACTGTCGGCAATCCCGGCACGGGTACCGTCAACGGGCCGATCGGGCTCGGATGCGTCGCCGGTCTAACGCTCGGATTCCGCGGACTCGGCTGCGAGTGGATGATGTACAGCGTCCCGATGACGGGACCATTGAGCCCACTTCGGCGAATCTTCAATCGCCAGCGTGCACTATGGCCAATGCCTGGCTGACAACCCAAGGAGAAAGCAACATGCCCACGCAAGAAGAAATCGATGACGTGCTCACAAAGGTCGCAACCTACCAGACCGCGTCGACAGCCGACGACGCCGCGCAAAGAGCTTCCAACCTCGCTAGCGCGCATGCCACCGGTGCCCGCCAGCATTGGAATGCGGCGATTGCCAACGGGGTGACCGACGAAGAGAAGCTAACCGATCTTCTCAATGACCTGCTCGACGCAGAAACGGACTCGGCAACGAAGCAAGATGCCGCGCAAACAACGGGGCAGGCGAAGTCCACGGCGAACAACGCGATCAATAGCAAGATCGATCAGATCCTACATCCCCCGCCGCCCGAGCCGTGACCGATGGATCTCTCGTTCCACCCGTCGCCGGACCGCGAAGAGCGGCGGTCGATGCGCGCCATGATGCCATGGTGGCGACGGGCGTGGGCGTGGTTGAAGGAGTACCCGAAGTTCGTCGCCACGCTCCTCGCGATCTCGGGGGCGAACACGGCCATTCACGTATGGTTCAAAGGGCTCATCACGCGCGCTGAGCTCAACGTCGCTGTCGAAGCGGCGGTCACCGAGGCGACGAAGAAGACGCTCGCCGACGTCCGGGCGGACCTCGAGATCATCAAGACGAACACGGCGGGGATCCCCGACTGGCGCGGTGAGACGACGAAGAAGGTCGTCGCGCTCGAGCGGGACACCGCCGCCGCAACGCACCGGGCCGAGACGGCGAACCAGCGGATCGATCAGTACCTCACCAGCATAAGGGGGCCGCGATGACCGCGAACGGATCGGGGCACTCGACGGATGGCTACGACGAGCTAGTGCGCGTGGTGGCCGAGCTTAAGGTGTCGCTCGACGCGATCGTCAAGACGCAGGAGAGCATAAAGGGCGACCTTCGGAAGATCGCGCCACGCCTCGACACGCTCACTGCGTCGGTCGACGAATGCGGGCGGCTCGTGCATCACCAGGCCGGCGTCATTCAAGCGCTCACGAACGAGACCGCCGAGGTTTCGCAGGCACGGATCGCTTTCGAGAAAGCGCTCGAGCACTTCAAGATCGATGCGACGAAGCGGGCCCTCGAGTTCGAACGGACGCAACGCGAGTTCGGGCTTGCGCTCGAGCTCGTCGAGGGCCGAGTGCGACAGATGCGCGACGACATGGCCGACGCGATCGCGGCCGCGAACGAAGAGGCGTCCGGCGTCAAGACGCGGATGTAACCGAAAGGAACGAAATGGACCCCGTCACCATCGACACCCTCGTGCAGCTCGCTCGAGCGAACGCGTGGATACCCATGCTCGCCGTCGTCGTTGGCGCGTTCATCCGCGTCGCGAAGGATGACCCGCTCGTCGCACGGATACCGGTCTACATCCGGCCCGAGAACCGCGGGCTATGGGCAATGGGGCTAGCCGTCGTAGGCGCCGCGCTCGATCGGCTTGCGGCCGGCGGCACCTGGTACGACGCGATCGCGGGGGGCGTCGTCGCGGGAAGCGTGGCGATCGCTGGCCATGAGATCGTGGTCAACCGCTTGCGCAAGGGGCGCGACTTGGGTGTGAAGAAGGACCCGCCGGCGCCGCCGAGCGACTGGGAAGATGACTCGATCCGCCCGCCGCCGACGCGTGGGACGGTCTACCCGTCGCCCCCCTCGCACTATCCGCTCGCCGCCGTGGTCGTTGCTTGGATGGCCGCGGTGGTCGTTACCGCCTGTGCAGGAACCGGCCGCGTGGTTTGCCCGGTGATCGACCTGGCAAGCAACCTTTGCCCGCTCGTGCTGGTGAAGATGCCCGACGGGTCGACTGAGCGAGTCCCCAGCGAGCTCGTCAAGTTCGTCACGGTGCAATACCGGGCGGCGCGCATCGAGGTCGAGCAGCGACGCGCCGACGCCGGCGCGACCGACGGGGGGGCCGAGTGATCCCCGTCGCCGCCGTAGTCGCCGCGATCGCGCTCGCAGCGCCGTGGGTTTCGCGGGAGAACCGGGCCCGGTATGCGGCCGACATTGCCGCGGCGGCGCCGAACGTCGTTGTCGCGAATGCGATGGTAGCGACGGCGGTCACAGAGTCGGACTTCCGCCCCGCGATCGAGCGCTGCGAGTGCAAGGACGACGAGTGCGATCGCGATGCGAACGGGCATGCTCAAGCTGTCGGGCTGTTTCAGCTGCACTGGTATCACTTCAATGGACACACGGCGGAGGAGATCTGTGGCTCGAACCGCCTCGGCGCCGAGCTCGTGGCGCGCACGCTTTCGGGGCTTGCTGCGCGCGTCGGGGGGGACATGTCGGAAGCGCTTCGCGTCTACGTAGGGACGTCGGTCCGGCGCGAGGATCCTCGTGTCAAGCGCCGGCTCGAGCTCTTCGATCTGCTGATGGGGGTGCACCCCGATGCCTAAGTTTGCGCTGGGCTACAAACGAGACGCCGAGAACTACGGCTACCCGTCGCACCGCAAGCTCATGGCAATCGCGCCGTCGCTTCCGAAACCCGATCACCTTCCGTTTCGCAAGGGGCTGATCTGGCAAGACGGCGCCGGCATGTGCGTCGGCGCTGCGACGAAGCGGTGCGTCCAGCTATGGCAGGAGCTCAACGGCTTCTCGTCGGAGTTCATGATCTCGGGGTCGTTCGCGTACACCATCGGACGCGCGCAAGAGTTCGCGGGGCTGAACCCGGACATCGCCCCCGAGCTCGTCGACGAGGGCTCGCAACCGGGGCTCGTGCTCCGCGCCGCTCGCGAAGTCGGCATCGTGCTCGACACGGACTATCCCGATCCGACGTCGCCGGCTTGGAACCCTGCGACGCTGAACCGGCGTCCGTCGCCCGATGCGCTGGTGAAAGCGTACGATGCGCGGCACCTCGAGTTTTATCAGGTCACCCGCGGCGCCTTCGGTTTCAAGGAATCGATCCGCGCGTGCATGGTGCGCCGGCACCCGGTGAAGTTCTCAATGTTCGTCGACTCGGGAGTCATGGCGAACAACGGCGCGATCGTCGCGGCGATCTACACCGACGACCCCGCCGGCGGCGGACACATGCTCGCCGTCCTCGACGCGAGCCGCGAAGACTACGCGGTGATCGATAATTGGTGGGACAACGTCGAGCTCGGGATCGACTGGGGTATGCCCCCCGGCAACATCCTCGGGCTCCCGCGGGGCACGTGGCGCATTTCGTGGGCGCTGCTCGAGCGCTCGATCATTCAGTGCTTCGCCGTCGCCGGCGTCCCCTTCGTTCGGCGCGCTCAAAACGTCGTGCCCCTGTAGGTGCATTCTATGAAGACACTACTTATCGCCCTGGCCGTCCTCGTCGCGGCCTGCCATCCGATCCCGCCGTCTCCACCCGACCCCGGCGACGACTGCGGCCGCGCTTACGAGCACCTCGGTGCCGTGGGCTGCGAGCCTTCGCGCCCCGAGTCGGGGACGTGGGTTGACGTCTGTCGCAACGCTCGACGCAACGGGCTCATGGCCCTTGGCTGTATCAACCGCGCGGCGACGTTCGCGGCCGCCGACGCGTGCGGTGTGAACTGCGCTCCGAAGTGACCATACGTTCTAACCGGTGGAGCGAATAGCCATGGCTGAACACCTGCCCAACGTCACCAATCAGATCACCGCCGCCGAGCTCGCGAGCGCCTTGCTGCACGCGTGGCGCGAGCTGTTCGGCTCGACGCCCGCCCGCACCTCAATCCTGCTTATCGTCGCTCAGAGCGCGCACGAAACGGGTAGGTGGGCGAAGGGGCTGCACTGCTTCAATATCGGCAACATCAAGTGCTCCGAGGGGGACGGACGAGACTTCACCATGTTCCGATGCCGCGAGGTGATCGGCGGCAAGAATGTCTACTTCGATCCGCCTCACCCGGCGACGAGGTTCCGCGCGTTCCGGACGCTCGCCGAGGGGGCGATCGACCACCTGGCTTTCCTTCGCGGCTCGAAGCGGTACGGCGCCGCTTGGAAGGCTGTCGAGCGTGGCGCCCCGACGGCGTTCGCTCAGACGTTGAAAGACGGTGGCTACTACACCGACCCCGTCGAGGTGTATGCGAAGGCCCTCAACGCGTTCGTCAAGGAGTTCGACCGCACCTTGCCCGCCGAGCTCGAGCCGCCGGTGATCGACGCCGAGGCCGCTGCTCGAGCGCAAGGGCTCGTCGCGCTGTCGCTCCGTGAGCTCGGCGGAGAATTCGTCACGGGGACTACGGAAGCCCCCCCGGATCCTGGCCGCGCGCAAACAGACGACGAAGCATCCGCCGCAACCAAGCGATCATGATGAAGTGTCGGGCGGTGCCGTCCGCGTGGTTTGCCGCGCAAGCCACGTGGTGACGAGCCCGATCGCGTCCTCGCGGTTGCAGGTCGAAACGTACGCTACGTTCCCCTTCGCTCCGTAGTCGGCGAGAAAGAGCATGTATCCGACGCCGGCCGGTACCATGAGCTTGAGCTTCTTCGCGAGGTCGACGGTTTGCTGCTCGAGCACAAGCCGCACCTGCTTATTGACGAGCGGCTCGTTGGGGGCCGCCGGCGCGGTCGCTTCCCGGACCTTTTCGACGACGTGGTCAACGACCTTCTCGACCGTCTTCGCGACCTCGCCCGCCATGACGCCGAAGTCTTCTGGCGTCGTGCCCGGAGATCCCGCCATGACCTGGATGGCCGCGACTCTGACGAGCGCCGGCATGGTGCAAGTCCAGTCGACGTCGGGATGCTTCGCGAGCCAGGGCAATATGGCTTTGCGCACGAGCTGCTCGAGCTCGAGCGTGAACCTGCTATCGCGCTCGACTTCCGCCTCGAATTCCGGCGTGCCCTTTTGGTCAGCTTCGCCGGACGCAATGAACTCCTTCATCGACATTGCGCGTCGTCGCTCGCGACGGTTCACGACGGCGTCCCTCGGTCGAACCCCGTCCGACGCCACCGCTCTTCGGTCTGTCGACGAAGTGGCGCGGTCATATCGAACGCCTGTTTGATGAGCGCTTCGACCTGTTCGTCATCCATTCCGCTGCTCAAGATCGTCAACCCCGCCGTGAGGAGCGCGACCCCCATCTCGGACGCGAGGTACCCCAGCGCGTTTCCGTATTGAGCGGCGACGTCGACCATCGCCCGCGCTGCGTCCGGTCGAAACGTGATCATGCTCATAGCGGAGTCTCCCCGCGCTGCACGTCACCGCAAAGCGCACGGTACTCAGGTTTCCAAGGTCCCATCCAACCGGTGCGGCGCTGCAATTCGCACGTCTCCCGCACCGTGTAGCGCGTCTCGTCGTAGACCATGGCATAGCGAACGTACTCGGCGCGGTCCGCGGAGACGTAGACGCGCTCCCCCTTGTAAAGCCCGGCGAAGGTCACGACCCCACCTTGCTCGAGCCACGCGTGCGAAACCGGCTTGCCGTCGGGAAGGAGCATGATCCCGTGGACGATCGTGTAACGGCGGTCGATCTCCTCGGGGTGCATGCCGCCCTTCGCGAGCATGTTGATGTAGTCGATCACGTCGTCGAAGCAGTTGTGCGTTGGGTGCAACGTCACGTCCTCATCGTCGCTCACCGAAGCACCGCCATTGCCAACACGAAGACGAGCGCGACGGCGACGGCGAAGCACCCGAGTTCGTCACCGCGCCAGCCGTCCCACTCGCGCTCGTCGTTCTTCTTCTCGCGTGCTTCGAGCATTACCCCCTCGCCTTCGGTCTCATGTGCCTGCCCGGCGCGTCCGGGCCGCGCGTCAGATCCCGCTCGATCCATCGTGCCGCGTTTCGCAGGATCTCGGGCATGGTAGCCATCGCTTCCCACGTCCCCTTGACCGCGAAGCCGTTGCCCTTCGTTCCACCCATGACGAGCAGAACGACACCATCAGCGTCGACGCGCGCGAGAACCTGCTCGGCCTCCGCGTCGTACTTCCCCGGACCATCAGCCATGCGCGCGATTGTTGCCATGCCGCGCGTCTAACTGTCAACGCAAGCGGCAAAGAAAAAAAGTACGTAATCGCACCTGCAAGCCTCGGCTTACAAGCTCGAGAAGCGTTAGCCGCAATACGCCGCGGCGCGCTCCGACAAAGTGACAGCCGTAGCTTACACGTGCGCAATCTGTTCATTGAACGGCGCAGCTTTGCCGCTTGAGCAATCGCGCGACCGTGTGCTAACTGCGCTACTCGCGATGGGGACGCGCGACGAGAAGGGGACTGGGGATAAGTTGGAGGTCGAGTGCGCGTGGCGCATCATGGGCGCGCTTACGCGATGACATCGCCCCCGCCTCCGACGTGGCCCGAGGCTGTCGAGTCGGTGGGCGTATGGTTCGCGATCGCCGCCATCGTGTGGGCGATCGCATGGTGGCTGGTGATGCGCAATCGGTACTGAAAGGGAGGTCGACCATGGGAGCGAAGTGGACGGCAGAACGACACGAGAAGATGAAAGCAACGTGGGCAGCAAAGCGCGCGGCGCGGAGCTCAGGGCGTGCGCCGTCGCCGCGGCAGAAGATAACGCTTCGGGGGTCGCCGCTGAGCAAGTCGATCAGCCTCGCGCTCGAGGCGCAAAAGCTCGTCGACCGGATCGGCTGGGACCTCGCGCGCAAACTCGCGTCGCGGATCGACGCCGCGGCGGCATGATCCTCAAGCTGCGCGCGAAGCGCATGGGCGGACACGTGCACTGCTCGTTGTTCGTGGGGCCGCACGTCGAAGGCCTCGCGCTGAGTGGTACCCTCGTGTTTCGCGTCGACGAATGGCCGGCGTTCGAGTCGATGGTCGAGCGAGGCTCGGGCTTCGTACGAGATCTCACGGCCCTCATCGAAGTGACGTCGTGATCCACGCGATCCAAAGTCTGCCGACCTACGTCGAGGGCAAGTCAACGCGGCTCGAGGCGAAGGTCGGCAACGTCGACGAGCTGCTCGAGGTCGGGTGGATCAGCGCGTGGCGAGAAGCGACGGGGTTCTATCGCTTCTCGCGCGCGCACAGTGGTCGCTTTCAGTTCCTCATGGTCGAGCGCGACGCCGGCACTTGGTATTGGGTTGTCGCCGAGATCAAGGGCGATATCAGCGAGCTCCCCCTGTGGCGCGTGATGAAGCTGGGTGTGGCGATTCGGCCCACGCTCGAATAACAGCGCAACTGCAATCCTCATTGGGACGATGGGTTGCGCTAATCCGATTGAAGGAGCTAGAGAAACATCCGTCCTACAAATTAGCGAGGACGCCCGGCTGCTACCGGGCGCCCTCCGGAACTGGAAGGGAAACGCGCGTCAACGCGTCGACTCCTCCCAGCCCCGTTCACAACGAGGAGTGCTCGTCATGATGAAACGTACCCTATCAGATCTATTTTTCATTTTGGTAGTCGCCCCGGTTGTTGCCGAATGGCGAATCCGTGCGGAGCTACGCGACTGGCGAGGCAAGCTCCTCCGCTTCTTTCTCGCGGTGTGCTGGTGAGGGCCAGGGTACGCAGGCAGGTCGCCACGTGGGCGCCGGCCGCCTCAGGTGTAAACCCCGCCGGCGTCGAGCAAACACGCGAGCTCGTCGAAGTGATGGCGCTGTTACTTGAATGCGCTCTCGCCGGCGGCACTTCGACGCCCACCATCGAGCGCGCGTTCGAGAACACGGGCGCCGCGATCGGGGAGGTGCGCGTGCGCGTGCAAGTGCTCGCTCAGTTGCTGCGCGTCAAACCCCGCCTCGTCAAAAGCGAGTAGCAGCTGGCCCGTTCGAAGATGTCCCCCGCTAGCGAGCCCGGCGACGACGCGATGACCCGCGACGAAATCGCCGGGTTCGCTAGGACATTCTGCAAGGCCGCGTGTCAGGCGAGTCGGCACCCGCCGATCGAACTCTCGTGGCCCGCGGTCTTCGCGCTTGAGCAAAAGGACTGGCAAGACCGGGCCGAGCTGGGCAAGGTCGTCGCGGCCGCGGTCGCGCGCGCTCACGCGGACGGGTCGACGCAGGTCGAACGTCGGCACCTGTTCCCCACGAAACACCAGTGGGCGCCGCTCGCCGAGGCAACGCAGCGCTTTCAGCAGGAGTACCTACGCGACGCGCTCGAGCGAGAAGGCTGGAACGTCTCCGCGGTGGCGCGCGCGCTCAAGTCGAGCCGCGTGCACATCTACGATCTGATGTCCGAATTCAAGATCCAACGCCCGCGGCGCACGTGAGCGCCTCAGGAAAACGGCAAAGGAGCCGTCCTCAATCGGCAATGAAGTACTTCGCCCTTGCCCTCTTGCTCGCCGCGGGCTGCTCGAGCAGCGGCCCCGACCCCGTTGACGTCGACCCCCCGGCGCCCGACGCCGGCGGCGACGTGCACGTGACACCTACAACGACGACCGGCATGGCCGGCGCCGCGGGTTCGGCCGGTACCGGCGGCAGTGCAGGCAAGGGTGGGAGCGGCGGTGCAACGGGTGGCACTGCCGGTACGGGCGGCGCCGGCGGTACCGGTGGCGCGGCAGGATCGGGCGGCGGAACCGCGGGCACGGGCGGCGCCGCTGGCTCGCCGACGATCGACGCAGGCACCCCCGACGCCGACGCCTCCGCGCCCGAGGCAAGCACACCGGACGCTCGCAGCGGTGACGGCGCGGTCCCCTCGACGGACGCGGGCGACAGCGGGCACGACGCGGGCACTGACAGCGGCGGCGACGCGGGCGTTGTCCCGATCTGCTCGGCACCGGTCGCGGGTTGCGACGGACCGAACAAGTCGGACGCTCAGATCCGCGCGCAATTTCCGCAAGCGTGCAGCACGACAGTCGGCTTCCGAAAGTGCGGCGGCGTCTACTGGCCAGCCCCGGACAACATCACCGAAACGCTGCCCATGCTCTGCCTCAACGGCCAGTGGCGACTCGGCGGTTCATGGTCCGGCTCGCAATGGGTCCCCTCGCACAACTGCTCGATGGGCTGCGCGGCCGGTCAGTTGTGTAATCCGTGAGGCCGATTTTTCCAGTGCCAGCATCAGCATTTAGACCGGGGTCGCATACCAGCCCTGAGGGCGCCATGTGCAACGTGTTGCCACTTGGCAGCGCTGTGGCTACAGTTTGAGAACAAGGGAGAACACCGCAATGCCGCCGCTCCAAGTTGAGTTCGATCGTGAGGAAGATGGGCGCTGGATCGCCGATGTTCCCGAACTCCCGGGAGTCATGGCGTACGGTAGCACGCGCGACGAAGCCCTCTGCAAAGTAGAGGTTTTGGCACTTCGCGTGATCGCCGAGCAAATCGAATTCGGCGAGAGGCCGGCCCTTCATGAGCCGCTGACGTTCCTCTCAGCGTGAGTCATTGGCCGTCCACGCGCGCACGCCAGGTGCTCGCTGCCCTGCTTCGCATCGGGTGGGTTGTCGCCCGTCAAAGCGGATCACACCGAACACTTACGCGCCCCGGCTGGCCTGACTACAGATTCGCCTTTCACGAGAGCGAGGAACTTGGTCCGAGAATCTTGCCCAAGATCGCGAAGTACACTGGTCTACAACCGAGCGACCTGTGATGTTTCCCATCACCCTCTACAGCGACTCCGACGGGGCACTGTCGTTCTACCCGAGCGAGGGAGCGACCGCGGTTGAGTTCGAACTCGCCGACGGCTATCGCGTGGGCGAAGGCTTCACCGGCGTGCGGATGATCCTCGGTCCCCCGGGCACGCTGGGCATGACGATCGATCAGGCGCTCACCGCGATGGTTCTGCGGCCAGTGTTCGACGAGCGGATCGCGAGCGTCGACGACTAGCAACCGCGCGCGCCCGCGGCCCGACGTGGCGGGCATGCTTTACGCGCGCGACGTGCCGACCGGTTGGATCGCCATATTCAAGGGCGGACTCGAGCTCGAGCTGCTCGTCGACGGACCGCGCCCCGTCGCGCGTTGGTTCAGCCGGTACGGCGCGCCGCTCGGGTTCGCGCGGTGGGGGCTGGCGTAGCGTGTACCCGCGCACACTCTGCCGTCGGCTCGCTTGGATCGTCGGCGATTTAGGGCGCTCCTCCGTTCGGGTCAGATCGGCGTAAGCGCCCGAGACCATTCGCTAGCGGCGCGCGCGGCGCGGGTTCGATTCCCGGCGCCTCCACCCGATATCATTAGGTTTTTCGACGACAGTACACAGGATGGTACACATGCGCTAGGCTTCGGGCATGTCGGTAAAACGCCCGCGAAAGCTGAAAACAGGCCTCTCTTACTGGGTCGTCAATCGAGACCTCGAAGGGGTCCAGCGATACGAGCACTACACCGACAAGCGCGAAGCCGAGCGAGCCGACGCGCGAATGAGGCGCGAGATCAAAGCCGGCACGTACCGCGGCAAGCCGACGAGCGCCTCGACGGTGGGAAGCTACGCAGCGTTGTGGCTCCCCTCTCTCAAGAACCGAACGGCGAAGGACGACCGCGCGTGGTGGGACAATCACATCGCGGCACGTTGCCCTTGGTTCGTCGCGCTGCGACTCGACGACCTTGATATCGGTGGCGCTCCCCACGTGATGCGGTTGCTCGACGAGCTGCGCGAGCCCTACGTGTCGACTCAAAACGGTCGGAGCGGGGAGACTGTGAAGCTCGGCGAGAAGTCGATCTTCAACATCTTCGCGGTGCTCGCACGGTTTTTCAAAAGCGCTCGTATCGCCGGCATCATGCGCGGCAACCCGTGCGAGCTCGAGCGGACGCACAAGCCAACGAACAAAGCCCGATCGCGTCGCAAGCCGTACAGCGCCGGCGACGTCGAGCTGCTCACGACGGACCAGAGAATTCGACCCGACGCCCGCATGTGGATCGCGCTCGCGTTCTACACCGGAATGCGCGAGGGGGAAGTTTGCGGCCGGCGCTTCAAGGACTACGACCGCGACCCTGAGCCGCTCGGCGCAATGACCGTCGAGACTCAGTACGACGGGGAATTCCTAAAGACGTCGACGGTCGTTCGCGGGGAGAAACCGCGCGTGATTCCCGTGCATCCCGCGCTCGCAGCCGCACTCGACGCATGGTGGTCGGAAGGCTTCGAGTTCGTGTTCTGCCGGAAGCCGACGCCGGACGACTTCATCGTACCGTGCCGCGCGCGCAAGCTTCGTAACCACACCCGTTCATCGGCCTACAAGATGTTCATCACCGCGTGCAAGCTCGTCGGCATCGAACCGCACACGCTGCACGCTACTCGCAATACCTTCATCTCGCTATGTCGGCGAGCTCGGTGCGACGTCGCGGCGCTTGAGCGCGTGACACACAACGCATCGGGCGACGTGATCGACGTCTACACCGACTATGATTGGGAGCCGCTTTGCGACGCGGTCGAAACGTTCATGACTACCCCACCGACACGCCCGAAGGTGCGCCCCCCGTTACGCGTGGTCGCGTCGGCTGGCCAGCCAGTTCAGGACGTCCGCCCGGCGAAAGCGCAAGTGGGAACCAGCGCGCCCAAACACCGGTAGCCCGTTCTTCTTTCGCGTGAGGCGAGGCACGGTGTCCGGATGCACGCCGATCAGCGCGGCCACCTGCACGCAATTAAGAATATCGGGCGTCGCTTCCCCCGTAGATCCAGCTTTCTGGATGCCCTCTTCGACGGCCGCTGAGATGAGGTCTCGGAGTTGCTCGCCAGTCATGACCACGATCGCATCTTTCATCGTCCGCCCTCCGAGGCTTTTGCAACTCTTCTTCGACACCCGTCCGCCGGCGCCGGCCAGCCCGCGTGATAGCTGACCTCGTCGACCTCGTAGCCGTTGATCGGCTCAAGCCTGAGCACGGCGCGGAGGAGGTTTACGAATGCGAGATCGCTCACGCGGTGGTCGTGCCGCACGCGGCGCATGGCTCGCTCGGCGGCGGGGTTCAAAGTTCGCCCCGCTTGCTGGCCGCGACCCATGACTCGAGCTCGCGCGCGACCTCGAGCATCGCCTTGCACGCCACCAAGCCCGCGGCCGCCGAGTTATCGCGCACGCGCTCAGCGTCGCGCCGATACTCGTCGAACACCGCGAACAGCCACTCGACTTGCGCCATGCTGAGGAGCCCGCGCTGCGACAACTCGCGAAGGCGCTTGAGCTCAGCGAGCGAGGCGGAGTCGGGCGGCATACAGAGCCAGCACACGACGCTCGGCGAGTGGCCGGCACACGGGAGCTGCGCGGTCATGGCTTTCATCCCTGCCCCCGTCGCGGCGAGTCGGGCTTTTGCACGAACCCGAATTGCTCGCACTCCGCGAACGCAGCGCGCGCCTCATCCTCGCTGATGCCAGCTAGCGTGACGAGCGCGCCTTCGGCCTCGGGGCTGCGCTCGTCGTCCCAGCCAACGCTTCCGATGAATAGGAGGAGCAACGCCTTCTCTGCATTCGGGCTGAGTTTCACGGCTCGAGCTCCCCATCGACGACGCCGGCGGGACCGAGTAGCGGCGGCATCCTTCCGTCGAGGTACGCTTGCGCGATCGCTGGCTTGAGCAGCTCGGCGATCGAGCGCCCGTTCGGCATCGCGATGTCAGCAAGGAACTCGTGCTCGACGTCGGACAGCCCGAGGGCAATGTGCTCGAGCTTGGCCTTGACGATGAGCAGCATGCACCGCCAACGCGTGCGGCTGGCTTGCTCCCACTGTTCGCGCACCCACGTTTCGCGGCGCGCGTCGGTCCACCAATGCCAGCCCCGCGGAAGGGGGATCTTGCTCTTCGGCGGATAGGCGTTCTTCGGGTTCGGGTAGTCGGACAACGGCGGTACCGGTATCTGCAATCGGATCAGCCGTTCGCTCATCTTGAAGTGGACGATCGCGCGCCCGTTCTGATCGTCGTGCGCCGTCCCGTACTGCTTCGCGCCGTGCTTGACGAGCAGCTTTTCGAGCTCGAGCTTCGACTTCTCGACTGAGACTGAGGTGCCGTCGGCGTAGCTCATGGCGTGTCGTCTCCCGGCTCGCGCGACGCGGGCGCTTGGTTTTGCGCGGGCGGCGGCGCGGCTCCCTTCGCCGGTGCGCCGACCTTGTGCATGGTGAGCGTGTATGGCGAGCGCTTTCGCAGCGCGATCTGGACGTCGAGATCGGACGTGAGGTGCGGCGATCCCCACATGCGAATGCACGGATCGCCTTTCATCATTCCAGCTTCTCGCACGGTATCGGGAAAGATCGTCACTCGCTTGCCAACCCACTTTTGGGTTTCGCGCCCGAACATCGCCTTGAGGCAGAGCGTGTTGATCTTGTTCAACGTGAAAAGTTTTCCGCGCTCGCCGTTCTCGCGTTGCTTCGAGCTCGGTTCGAACTCGAGGACGACTCGTCGCTCTTTCCCCTTCTTGCCTTCGAGCATGTAGAAGTCGACGCTCGCGATCGTCACCGTCACCTGTTTGCCCTTGAGCTCCCCGGCTTTGATGAACGGACTAGGCATCACCTCGTCGGTGTCGGTCGGCTTGCCGATAGGCTTGAGCTCGTCGTCGGCGCTCATCGTTTGAGCTCCGCGGTCATGTCGACCTCGCGACCAATGTAGTAAGCCCGCGCCTGTCGAAGCGGGACGTCGAAGGAGACGTTGATGCGACCGACCAAAGGCCGCACCGTCACCACGACATAAGTCCCCCAGCTGCTTAGCTCCACCTTGATCACCTCGCCTCGCGCTTTCATAGGTCCTCGTTGAGCGCGTCGGCCGCGCGTCGAAGTGAGCCCTCGTCGAGGTCGAGGTCGGTGAGGTCCTCGTCGTCGCGCTGTAGGTACGCCGGCAACTCGAAGACGACCTCGTTGTCGGAGCGCCCCGGCCACCGCTTCGAGCGCTCACACTCGCGGTGCTTTGCGAGCAGCTCACGGTACTGTTCGCGTCCAACTTCGATCACGTCGCTCGGAATGACGTAGACGGTGACGTCGTGAGGCGGCTCAGTCTCGACGCAGATCTCGACGACCCGCGGCTCGCGCCCGGTAACCGTCGAGAAGGCGTCGTAGTAAAATCCCCATTGAAGGTGATAGAGCAGTCGCGCGGCCTTCGCCGAGAACGTGCGCGGCGTGAGGTCCCGGTCGGTCTTCAGCCCCACGATGACGTCGACGCCTTCGACGTGGGTCACGAGGTCAAGCCGCCCCTTGCACGGCGCCTTCGTCTCGACGTCGTCCCAAAGCAGCGTGAGCTCGCGCGTGCCTTCGCCGTCGAGGTACTTCCGCGCGACCGGTTTCGCGCGTACGGCGTCACGCACGTTGCACGCGAACCGGTGCTCTTTCGGTTCGACGACAATCTTGCCCTTGTGGAACTCGCAAAACGCGTCGAACTTTTTGCCGCGCCGCGGGCTCATCTTGCCGGCGTCGGTCACCTCGTCCCAAACCACGTAGTCGCGCTCGAACCGCTCGGGCTCGAGGACGGCCGCGTGCGCTGAGCGGCCCATGGATAGGGCGGTCGACTCCCTTTGGTGAGCGCACCGATAGCGGTAGTGCAACGGCGAGCGCACCATCTCTTTCAGGTTCGAGATGTTGATCCGCTCGAGGCTCGAATAGCGCTCGAACGAGAGCCCGGGGTAGAGACCGAGATCCATCAGAACTCCCCCGTCGGGTCGTAGTGGCGGCGGTCGGTCGTGAACGTCTGGCACTCGAGCGGCTTCGTCGGCGGCGGGTCGGGCAGCGCCGTATCTTTAGGTGGCGTACCTCGCAGCGTGTCGAGCGAACGATCCGCGATCGCAAACATCGGGCGACGGAGCTCGACGCCCTTGCGCACCGCTTCGACGAGCATCTCTGGATCGCGCGAGCGAGAAAAGAACTCGGGGTACTTCCGACCCGAGCCGATGCAACACGCCCACTCGACGGTGATCGAGCCGTCCTCGTGCCGAAAGGACTTCGTTTCGATCATGAACTCGTTGAGCCGCGTCCCGTGACAGATCTCTTCTACGGCTTCGTGCACCTCGGCGTGTGTCTTCATCGTCGTTTCGCCTTTCGGTTCTCGATCCATGTCCGTCGACGGAGCGCGTCCGTGCACGCGGCCGCGTCGAGGCGGTACGTTTGAGCGGCGCCGTGGCATCCGGCCGCCTCGAAGTGCGCCGCGATGCGCTTGAAGATCCTTCCCGCGAGTGAGAGATCGCCGGCGGACTGAGCCGCCTCGAGCTCCTCGAAGAGCGGCGCCGCCGTGGCTCGAGTCTCCGCGCGCTTCTTATCGATCTCGGCGGCGAGCCGGTCGAGCATCTCGTAGACCGGACGCCGCTGCCCGGCGTCCTTCTCGTCGATCGTCATGAGGGCCACCACTACCGAAGTGGCAACGCGCAGTCAACTGGCAAAGCGTTGCCAGTTTTAATTTAGCGGGCGACGACGAGCCTCAGCGTGCTCGCGGCCGCGATGCTGGCGCGCGCCTCGTGTTGAGCGCGGACGAACCAAGCTGGTAGGCACACGGTCGCAAGGTCGTGCTCGAGCTCGCTGCTCGGGTCGGGCATCGCGAGGTGACCGGCGAGGCGGAAGCGATCGGCTCGGCCGGCGACGATCCCGAGCTCGGCGATCCGCACGTCGGCGATCCCGATGAGCGCGTTAAGCGCCCACTCGTCATCATACCGGTAAGCGATGCGGTTTCCCTCGACCCGCACGCGGGGGGCCGTCGCTCGAACCGGGCGCACGATCACCGGGCGCATTCGGTAGCGGAGCCCGAGCCCGAGCGGCCGCGGATCGCCCCCGGGTGCGACGCCGGCAATGTGTAGCGTCTCCACTGCAATCTCTTGCAGCCTTCGAGTGCCCGCAACCGACGCCCTGATCAACGCTGCGCCGATCTCCCCCGACTCTGAGCGAATCGTGACCATCACGCGCTCACCATTGTGCAAGTCGCTAGCGCGCGAAAGCCCTAATCGTCACCGCATTGACGTTTCGTGTGACCTATGTTGTCGGCAATTGGTGACCGATATCCCACACGCGTCTTGTCTTATTAACTGTCAACCGTGGCTAACGCTTTGCGGACGGGCGGGTGACCGAGCGAGCTCGCGGAAGCTGCCCGGCGCCAGCGAGCTTTGCAGCCTTTTCCTCGTAGCGAAGCTGGTCCTCTACGGTGCACGTCTCCCATGCGTAGATGGCGACGGCGGTCGCGAGCTCGGGGGTGATAGTGTCAACGGGTCTGTACACTGGGAGATCGGCGCCGGCGAGGTACGCGGCAGGCGGGACGGTCGAGCCGCTCACACGCAACGCTTCGTCAACAGCTTTTCCCCAGCCCGGCTCGTCACCGT